ATGAAATCAGCTGCCGGTTGGCTCGCCTCGGCCCCTGCTGCGACGCGGGCTGATTTCGTCGCAGCCTTATCCGAGGCCGAGGTCGCCGCGCTGCCGTGGTTGTTCGACTTTTGGGCGCTGCCGCACCAACTGCCGCCTGCGGGCGACTGGCGCACATGGGTGGTTATGGGCGGGCGCGGCGCGGGCAAGACGCGGGCAGGGGCCGAATGGGTGCGCGCCATGGTCGAGGGGGCGCGCCCCGCGTCCCCCGGCCGCGCGCGGCGCGTGGCGCTGGTGGCGCAAACCATCGATCAGGCGCGCGAGGTGATGGTCTTTGGCGACAGCGGCATCATGGCCTGCTGCCCCCCCGACCGGCGCCCGTCGTGGCTGGCGGGGCGCGGCGTGTTGCGCTGGCCGAACGGCGCCGAGGCAACCATCTTTTCCGCCCACGACCCCGAGGCCCTGCGAGGCCCGCAATTCGACGCGATCTGGGCGGACGAGGTCGCCAAATGGCGGCTGGCGCAAGAGGCATGGGACATGCTGATGATGGGCCTGCGGCTGGGCGACAGCCCGCGCGCCTGCGTGACGACCACACCGCGCGGTGGGGCGTTCCTGCGCGGGTTGCTGGCACAGGATAGCACCGTGATGACCCACGCCCCCACACGCGCGAACCGCGCCAACCTCGCCCCCGGTTTCGTCGAGGCCGTCGAGGAGCGCTACGCCGGCACGCATCTGGGCCGGCAAGAGATCGAGGGCCTGCTGGTCGAGGAAGCCGAAGGCTCGCTTTGGCCAGACCGGTTGATCCAGCTGGCCCGCACGCAAATCGCCCCTGCGCTGGACCGGATCGTAGTAGCAGTTGACCCGCCAGTGACCGGCCACGCGGGGTCGGACGCCTGCGGGATTATCGTTGCGGGCGTGCAGCGCCGCGCCGACGGGCCGCCGCACTTTTGGGTCATCGAGGACGCAACCGTTCAAGGCGCGTCGCCGAACACATGGGCCAAAGCCGCAATAGCCGCCTTTCACCGCCACGGCGCCGACCGGCTGGTCGCCGAGGTAAACCAAGGCGGCGCGCTGGTGGAAAGCGTGCTGCGGCAGGTTGACCCGAACATCCCGTATCGCGCTGTGCGGGCCACCACGGGCAAGGCGGCCCGCGCCGAACCTGTCTCGGCGCTGTACGAACAGGGCCGCGCCAGCCACGTCGCGGGCCTTGATCTGCTGGAAGCGCAAATGGCGCTGATGACGCTGCAGGGCTTCAAGGGGCGCGGATCACCCGACCGCGTCGACGCGCTGGTCTGGGCCGCGCACGAGCTAATTTTGGGACCGGTGGCGCAGCCCAAAATCCGCTCCCTGTTCTGATGCAACAGGCAACGCGCGGTGCTGCTGCCGCGCGTTAATCATTTGTTGGGAAAACGGCCTCGTTCGCAAAGACAGCAGCGGGGAAGCAGATGTTCGGGTTTGGCGAAAAGAAACAGCCGGTGTCGGTGCCCGAGGTGAAAGCCTCGGCCGCGGGCAGGGTGATTGCGTTCGGGGCGGCGGGCCGCACGGCCTTTGCCCCGCGCGAAGGGTCTGGTCTGGTGCGGGCGGGCTTTGGGGCGAACCCCATTGGCTTTCGCGCCGTCCGCCTGATCGCCGAGGCCGCCGCCGCGCTGCCCTTGATCTTGCAAGATCAGACCCGCCGCTACGACACGCACCCCGTGCTGGATCTGCTGGCCCGCCCCAACAGCGCGCAGGGCCAGCTCGAGTTGCTCGAGGCTGCCTATGCCCAGATCCTGCTGACCGGAAACGCTTATTTCGAGGCTGTCGCCCCCGAGGGCCTGCCGGTTGAGCTGCACGTGCTGCGATCCGACCGCATGTCGGTGGTGCCTGGCACTGATGGCTGGCCGGTCGCCTACGACTATGCCGTGGGCGGGCGCAAGCACCGCTTTGCCGTGGGCGAGGGCGCATCGCCCATCTGCCACATCCGCAGCTTTCACCCGCACGATGACCACTACGGCCTGTCGCCCCTGTCGCCCGCCGCTGCCGCGATCGAGGTGCACAATTCCGCCTCGCGCTGGTCGCGGGGCTTGCTGGAAAACGCTGCGCGGCCCTCGGGCGCGATCGTCTATCGCGGGGCCGACGGCAATGCCACGCTGTCGCCCGACCAGTTCGACCGGCTGGTGGCTGAAATGGAAAGCCAGCATCAGGGCGCGCGCAACGCGGGCCGACCCATGTTGCTGGAAGGCGGCCTCGACTGGAAACCGATGGGTTTTTCGCCCTCCGACATGGAATTTCTGCAAACGAAAGAGGCCGCCGCCCGCGAAATTGCCATCGCCTTTGGCGTGCCGCCCATGCTGCTGGGTATTCCGGGCGACGCCACCTACGCCAATTACCAAGAGGCAAACCGTGCCTTCTACCGCCTGACCGTACTGCCGCTGGCCGCGCGTGTCACCGGTGCGCTGGCCAATTGGCTCGAGGATTTCACCGGCGACTGGCTGGACCTGCGCCCCGACCCCGACCAGATCGCGGCCCTTTCGGTCGAGCGCGACGCCCTGTGGGCGCGTGTTGGCGGGGCGTCGTTCCTATCGGATGCCGAAAAGCGCGTTCTGTTGGGCCTGCCTGCGCTGGATGGCAGCGATGGCACCGCCTGAGCGCCCGTTCCTATGCGCCCCCGGCCTACGGATCGAGGCGCAAGAGCGGCTAGTCGCGCTGCAATTTCAACAACTTCAGCAACAGCTGGAACGCTTGGAAGCCCTGATCGAGCGGCTGGAAAAGCGGCTGTGGCTGACCGTCTACGGCGTTCTGGGCGCGATTTTGGCGCAGGCGTTCCAATCGTTCCTGCAAGTCGCGCCATAAAAGGGGGAAAAGGTGGATCTTGAATTCAAATATGCCGCGCTGACACCGCACAACACCGGTGACGGGTTGAAGGTGTCGGGCTACGCCTCGCTGTTCGGCGTGCGCGATCAGGGCGGCGATGTGCTGCAGCCGGGGGCTTTCGCCGCCTCGCTGGCGGCGCTGAAGACCCAAGGTAACAAGGTGCGTATGCTGTGGCAGCACGACCCGAACACGCCCATCGGCGTCTGGGACGACGTGTCTGAGGATGCCACCGGCCTGCACGTTTCAGGCCGCCTGCTGCCCGACGTGGCCAAAGCGCGCGAGGTTGCCGCGCTGCTGGCCGCCGGTGCCATCGACGGGCTGTCGATTGGCTACCGCACGCTGCGCGCCACCAAGGCGGCGGACGGCAGCCGCCTGCTGCACGAGGTCGCCCTGTGGGAAGTCTCGTTGGTCACATTCCCCATGCTGCAGCAGGCCCGCGTGACGCAAAAGGCCGACGACAGTCTGCTGTCCGCCCTGCGCCAAGCCCGCGCCACCCTTGCCAATTTCAACTGAGAGGAGCCCCGGATGGATCCGGTCCAATTATCGCAGATCACCAGTGAAATGGAAAACTTCCTTGGTGAATTCAGTGGCTTTGCAGCCGAAGTGAAACAACGACTTGAACAACAGGAAACCCGCATGACCCGTCTTGACCGCAAAGCCGCCGCCCACCGTCCCGTGCTGTCCCGCGCCGCCGATCTGGACGCCCCGCACCAAAAGGCGTTCGACGCCTACCTGCGCTCGGGCGACGACGATGGCCTGCGCAATCTGGAACTGGAAGGCAAGGCGATGAACACCGCCGTCGCGGCGGATGGCGGCTACCTCGTCTCACCCGAAACGGCGCTGACCATCCAGAATGTGCTGGGCGCTACCGCCTCCATCCGCGCCATCTCCAGCGTGGTGAATGTCGATGCCGCCAGCTACGACGTGCTGGTCGACCGCACCGAACCGGGCGCGGGCTGGGCGTCTGAAACTGGCACGGTCGCTGAATCCGGCACCCCCGTCATCGAGCGCGTCTCGATCCCGCTGCACGAATTGGCCGCGTTGCCCAAGGTCTCGCAGCGCTTGCTGGATGATAGCGCATTCGATCTGGAAGACTGGCTGGCCAACCGCATCGCGCAGAAATTCGCGCGGGCCGAAGCCGCCGCCTTCATCAACGGCGATGGCGTCGACAAGCCCAAGGGCTTCCTGACCGGCACCAAAGTCGCGAACACCGCGTGGGCATGGGGCAACCTCGGCTACATTGCAACCGGCGCGACCGATACGCTGCCTGCGGATTCCATCGTCGATCTGGTCTATGCCTTGGGCGCCGAATACCGCGCGGGCGCCAGCTTCGTGATGAATTCGAAAACCACCGGCGTGCTGCGCAAACTGAAGGATGCGGACGGCCGCTTCCTGTGGTCGGACGGCCTTGCAGCGGGTGAACCCGCGCGCCTGATGGGCTACCCCGTCCTGATCGCCGAAGACATGCCCGACATCGCCGCCAATGCCTATGCGGTCGCCTTTGGTAACTTCCAGTCCGGCTACACCATCGCCGAACGCGCCGACCTGCGCGTCTTGCGCGACCCGTTCTCGGCCAAGCCGCACGTGTTGTTCTACGCGACCAAACGCGTCGGCGGCGCGGTCACCGATTTCGCCGCGATCAAGCTGCTGAAATTCGCCGCGTCCTAAGGCGCGATGCGATCCGGCGGGGCGTGTCCCCCGCCACTTTCCCAGATTTTGACAAAAGGGCAGCGCCGCGATGATGCTGGTTGAGGAAACGACGGTGGCAGATGCCGCCCTGCCGGTAGCGGCGCTGGGCGACTTTCTGCGCCTGGGTACGGGTTTTGACACCGATAACATGCAAGAGGGCCTGCTGCGTGCCTTCCTGCGCGCGGCCCTGGCCGCAGTCGAAGGGCGCATCGGCAAAATCCTGATCGCCCGCACCTTCCGCGAGGATCTGGCCCCGCCTGCCGCGCTGTCGGCCCTGCCGCTGCGCGAGGTCATCGCGGTCACCGCCAATGGCGCACCCGTCGATTGGCAGGTGCAGCAGGGCCTGCGCCCGCGCGTCACACTGCGCGGCTGGCAGACGGACCAGCAGCTGAGCGTGCGCTATATCGCAGGCATGGCCGCCGATTGGGAAACCTTGCCCGCCGACATCCAACAAGCCGTGCTGATGCTGGCCGCGCATTACTACGAATACCGCGAAGACCCCGACCTCGACGGCGCGTGCATGCCCTTCGGCGTCTCGGCCCTGACCGAGCGCTACCGTACGGTGCGCCTTGGCTTTGGGGGCGCACAATGACCCGCTTGCGCCTGAACCGCGCCCTCATCCTGCAACGCCCCGAGCGCGACAGCGACGGGGCAGGCGGCTACACCGAAGGGTGGCAGACGCTGGGCACCTTGTGGGCCGCGATCACCCCCGCAACAGGGCGCGAGGCTGCCGCCTTCGGTGCCGCCTTGGCCCGCGTGCCCGTGCGCATCACCCTGCGCGCCGCCTCCATAGGCGACCCGCGCCGCCCGGTCGCAGGCCACCGCTTCCGCGAAGGGGCGCGCAGCTACCTGATCTTGGCGGTGCAAGACAGCCCCCAGCGCCGCCTGACCTGCATCGCCGAAGAGGAACTGGTCCGATGAGCTATACCCTCAGCCTTGCGCTGCAACAGGCCCTTTTCACCCGCCTGACCACCACCGACGGCCTGTCGCTGCCCGTGCACGACGCGCTGCCCAGCGGCACCGTGCCCCCCCTTTACATCGCCATCGGCCCCGAGGACGTCGAAAGCCTCGCCACCCCCGATGGGCCGATCACCCTGCATCAGGTCAAAATCAGCGTCATCGCCACCGGCGGCGGCTTCGGCACCGCCAAGGGCATCGCCGCGCAAATCATCACCGCCCTGACCGCGCCGTTGGAATTGCCCGCAGGCCACGCCAGCGCCCCGCTGTTTCAAGCCGCCACCGCCAAATCCACCACCGGTGCCGACCGCCGCATCGACCTGACCTTCCGCATCCGCCTCGAACCTTGAAAGGGACTGAAATGACCGCACAAAACGGCAAGGATCTGTTGATCAAAATCGACATGACGGGCGATGGCCTGTTTGAAACCGTGGCCGGCCTGCGCGCCTCGCGCATCAGCTTCAACGCCGAAACGGTCGATGTCACCAGCCTCGAAAGCCAAGGCGGCTGGCGCGAGCTGCTGGCTGGCGCGGGCGTCCGCTCGGCTGCCGTCTCGGGCTCGGGCGTGTTCCGCGACGCTGACACCGACGAACGCATGCGCGCGCTGTTCTTCGCGGGCGATGTGCCGACCTTCCGCATCATTATCCCGCACTTCGGTGCCATCAGCGGCCGCTTCCAGATCACCGCGCTGGAATACGCGGGCAGCTACAACGGCGAGGCCACCTACGAAGTCTCGCTCGCCTCGGCAGGGTCCCTCAGCTTCGAGGCCGAAGTATGAACCCCGCAAACCCCCACGCGGGCGAGGTGATCATCCCCATCGACGGCGTGCCCCATGTGGGCCGCCTGACGCTGGGCGCGCTGGCCATGCTGGAAGCCGAGCTGAACACAGGCACCCTGACCGACCTTGTCGCGCGGTTCGAAGGCGGGGCCGTCAAATCCGCCGATGTCATGGCGCTGGTCGTCGCAGGCCTGCGCGGCGGCGGCTGGACGGGCACCGCCGCAACCTTGCTGGCCGCCGACATCGCGGGCGGCCCGCTAGGCGCGGCGCGTATCGCAGGCCAACTGCTGGCGCGCGCGTTTTCCACATCCGACGGGGCACAGTGATGGACTGGCCGGGCCTTCTGCGGCTGGGCTTGCAGCGCCTGCACCTGCGCCCGGCCGAATTCTGGGCGCTGACCCCGATCGAACTGATGCTGATGCTCGGCCTTGCGGGCGCAGCCGCACCCATGGCGCGCGCCCGCCTGGCCGAACTCGCCCGCGCCTATCCCGACACCCGCCCCCCACACGAGGCCCCCGATGAGTGACCTGACACCCACCACCGCCGAGCTGCAGCAACTGCACAGCATGACCCAGGCCCTGAACGCGGGCCTGCGCGACATGCGCGGCACCATGGCAAACACCAACCGCGAGGTCGCAGGCCTAGAACGCGGCCTGTCCAGCGGGCTGCGCAAGGCGTTCGACGGGCTGATCTTCGATGGTGACCGGCTGGGCTCGGTGCTGGGCACCATCAGCACCAGCATCCAAAACGCCGTCTACAGCGCAGCGGTCAAACCCGTGACCAACCACCTGACCGATTACCTGATCAACGGCCTGCATGGCGCAACCCCCTTCGCCAACGGTGGCGCTTTCACTCAAGGGCGCGTCATGCCGTTCGCCAAAGGCGGCGTCGTCACCGCGCCCACAACCTTCCCCATGCGCGGCGGCACCGGCCTGATGGGCGAGGCTGGCCCCGAAGCCATCATGCCCCTGACACGCGGTGCCGACGGCCGCCTTGGCGTCGCCACACAGGGCGGGGCAGGCGTCAACCTGACGATGAACATCCAAACCCCCGACGCAACCGCGTTCCAGCGCTCGCAAAGCCAGATCGGCGCGCAGATCTCGCGCCTCGTCGCGCGCGGCCAACGCAACCGATAGGACACTCCATGGCCTTCCACGACATCCGCTTCCCCGCCGCCATCAGCTTTGAATCGCTGGGCGGCCCCGTGCGCCGCACCGAAATCGTCACGCTCGCGAATGGGTACGAGGAACGCAACACCGCCTGGGCCCACTCGCGCCGCCGCTATGACGCGGGCGTCGGGCTGCGCTCGCTCGACGACGTCGCCGCCCTGATGGCCTTCTTCGAGGCGCGCGGCGGCCAACTGCACGCCTTCCGCTGGAAAGACTGGTCGGATTTCAAATCCTGCCTTCCCTCCGAAACAACCGGCCCGACCGATCAAACCCTTGGCTACGGCGATGGCACCACAACCACGTGGCCGCTGATCAAACGCTATGTCTCAGGCGATTTCGCATACGCGCGGCCCATCACCAAACCCGTGGCCCATACCGTCACGGTCGCGGTGGCCGCCCAACCGCTGGACGCAGGGCACGACTACACCCTGAACCCCGATACCGGCACCATCACCTTCACCGCCGCCCCCGCCATCGGGGCCGAAATCACCGCAGGCTACGAATTCGACGTGCCCGTCCGATTTGAGAGCGACGCGATCCAAATGTCGGTCTCGTCCTTCCGCGCGGGCCAAATCCCCTCCGTCCCGCTGATCGAGGTGCGCCTATGACTGACCTGTCCACCACCCGCTGCACCGCGTGGGCCATCACCCGCGCCGATGGAACCACGCTGGGCTTCACCGACCACGACGCCGACCTGACCTTCGCGGGGCTCACCTTCCGCGCCGCCAGCGGCATGACGGCCAGCACGCTGGCGCAGGGCAGCGGCCTCTCGGTCGATAACGCCGAAGGCTTCGGCACCCTGACCGCCGACGCCATGCGCGAGGCCGACATTCGCGCAGGCCATTTCGACGGGGCCGACGTGAAAATCTGGCAGGTCAACTGGCAGGCCCCCGCCGTCCGCCAGCAAATCTTCCACGGCACCTTGGGCGAAATCACGCTGGAAGGCGGCGCATGGCGTGCTGAACTGCGCGGCGCGGCCGAGGCTCTCTCGCGGCCGCTCGGCCGCAGCTATCAACGCGGCTGCGCGGCGGTGCTGGGCGATGCGGCCTGCGGGTTTGACCTCTCAACCCCCGGCTTCACCGCCGATACAACCCTGCGCAGCGCCACCGAAACGCGCCTCACCCTCCCCGCGATCGACGCCGCCCCGCGCTGGTTCGAACGGGGGCAGGTGCAAATCCTCTCGGGCGCCGCCGCAGGGCTGACGGCCACCATCAAAACCGACGAGGCCGCAGGCGACACCCGCATCCTCACCCTCTGGTCGCCGCTGGCCATCACCCCCGAGCCGGACGCCCAAATCCGCCTGCTGCCGGGGTGCGACAAACGCATGGCCACCTGCCGCGCTAAATTCGGCAACCTGCCAAACTACCGCGGCTTCCCCCACATCCCCGGCGAGGATTGGCTGCGTGCCATCCCCAAATCCGGCGCATCCGGTGAAAGCCTGTTCCAATGACAAACCCGATCCCCGCTGCCCGCCGCTGGCTCGGCACCCCCTTCGTCCCGCGCGCCAGCTGCCGCGGGGCGGGGGCCGATTGCTTGGGGCTGATCCGCGGCCTCTGGCGCGACCTACACGGGGCTGAGCCATGGCCCATCCCCGCCTATGGCCCCGATTGGCCTCGCGCGCTGGGCGATAATGCGCTGCAAATAGCCCTGCAAAAACACCTGCCTAGCCTCGCCGCGCCGCGCACGGGGGCGGTGCTGCTGTTTCGGCTGCGGGCAGGGCAGACGCCTGCCCACCTCGGCCTGTGCACCGGTACGCATTTCATCCACGCCCACCACACCAGCGGCACTATCGAAAGCCCGCTGTCGACCCCGTGGCGGCACCGTATCGCCGGTGCCTTCGCCCTGATCCCAAAACCCCAGCAGGAGGCCTGACCATGGCAACTCTCGTTCTTTCGGCCGTCGGGGCCGCCGCAGGCAGCACAATCGGCGGCGGCGCGCTGGGCCTGTCGTCCATGGTCATCGGTCGCGCCGTCGGTGCCGTCGCAGGCCGCATGATCGATCAACGCCTGCTGGGCGGCAGCGCCGATCCCGTCGAAACCGGCCGCGTCGACCGCCTGCGCATTACCGGCGCATCCGAAGGCGCGGCCATGGCCCGCATCTACGGCCGCATGCGCGTCGCGGGGCAGGTGATCTGGGCCACCAATTTCATGGAAACCAGCCAAACCACCCGCGCAGGCAAAGGCCAACCGGGCACCACTGCCTACAGCTACACCATCAGCCTCGCCATCGCGCTGTGCGAAGGCCCGATCAACGGCATCGGCCGCATCTGGGCCGACGGGACCGAGATCGCCCCCTCCAGCATGACCCTGCGCCTCTACCACGGCGACGCGACCCAACAGCCCGACCCCCGCATCAGCGCGGTTGAGGGGCCAGACAACGCGCCCGCCTATCGTGGCACCGCCTATGTGTTGATCGAGGACCTCGACCTCGCCCCCTTCGGCAACCGCGTCCCCCAATTCAACTTCGAGGTGATCCGCAACGACACCACCCGCGACGATAGCTGGGCCGGCGTCGTCCAATCCGTCGCGCTTATCCCCGGCACGGGCGAATACGCGCTGGCCACCGAACCGGTCGCGCTGCACTATTCCTATGCACATCAGGAAACCGTCAACGAAAACAGCCCCAGCGGCAAAAGCGACCTGATGACGTCGCTCGACCAAATGAACACCGAACTGCCGCGCGTCAAATCCGTCTCGCTGGTGGTGTCGTGGTTCGGCGACGACCTGCGGGCAGGGCACTGCACCGTGCAGCCCAAAGTCGAACAAACCCCCTTTGACGCCCCGACCCAGCCGTGGCGGGCAGGCGGCATCACACGCGCGCAGGCCGCCACGGTGCCGCGCCTGAACGACGCGCCGGTCTATGGCGGCACGCCGGGTGATACATCGGTGATCCAATCCATCCGCGCCATCCGCGCCCGCGGGCAAGAGGTGATGTTCTACCCCTTCATCCTGATGGACCAACAGGCCGACAACACCCTGCCGAACCCGTGGACGGGGACGGAAGGCCAGCCCGCCATGCCGTGGCGCGGGCGCATTACCACAGCGCTCGCCCCCGGCCTGCCCAACAGCCCCCACGGCACCGCCGCCGCCGATGCGCAGGTCGCAGCCTTTTTCGGAACCGCCGCCCCCAGCGACTTCCGCTGGGATGGCACGCGCCTGCACTATACCGGCCCCGCCGAATGGTCGCTGCGCCGCTTCATCCTGCACTACGCCCACCTGTGCACCGCTGCGGGCGGCGTCGATAGCTTCTGCATCGGATCGGAAATGGTCGCGCTGACCCAAATCCGCGGCGCCACCGGCTTTCCGGCGGTCGATGCCCTGTGCCAACTGGCCACCGACGTCCGCGCCATCCTCGGCCCCGACACCAAAATCAGCTATGCCGCGGATTGGAGCGAGTACCACGGCACCCAACCCGCAGGCACCAGCGACAAATACTTCCACCTCGACCCCCTCTGGGCGCACGAGGCGATCGACTTCATCGGCATCGACAACTACATGCCGCTGTCTGACTGGCGCGACGGCACGGCCCATGCCGACGCCGCCGCAGGCGCGATCTACAACCTCGACTACCTGCGCAGCAACGTCGCCGGCGGCGAGATGTACGACTGGTTCTATGCCAGTGATGAATCGCGCGATGCACAAATTCGCACGCCTATAACAGATGGTTACGGGCAGGAATGGATGTGGCGCATGAAGGATATCCTCGGCTGGTGGTCAAACGCCCACTTCAACCGCGTTGACGGCGATGTCGGCGCGGCCAGCCCGTGGCAGCCAAGATCAAAACCCATCCGCTTCACCGAAATCGGCTGCGCGGCTATCGACAAAGGCACCAACCAACCCAACAAATTCCTCGATCCGAAATCATCGGAATCCGCGCTGCCTTACTATTCCAACGGCCTGCGGGATGACTTCATCCAGCTGCAATACCTGCGCGCGCTGACCCAACACTATGCTGACCCCGCCAACAACCCACCATCCGACCTTTATGACGGTCCGATGATCGAGATGGACTACGCCCACGTCTGGGCCTGGGACGCGCGCCCGTTCCCGTGGTTCCCCGCACGCCAAAACCTGTGGTCTGACGGCACAAATTACGACCGTGGCCACTGGCTGAACGGCCGTGCGGGCGGGCGCGCGTTGCAGTCGCTGGTGGGCGAAATCTGCACAGGCGCGCAAATGGGCCCCGTCGACACCAGCGCCCTGTGGGGAACAGTCCACGGCTACGCGCTGGATCAGGTCACTACGGGCCGCGCCGCGCTGCAACCGCTCATGCTCTCGCACGGGTTCGATGCAGTGTCGAAAGACGGCACCTTCACCTTCCAAACCCGCCACGGCCGCCCCGTGCTGACCGTGTCGCCAGATGAGCTGGTGCAGACCGATCCCGACACTGCGGCCTTGATCCTGACCCGCCAACCCGAGGCCGAAATGGCGGGCCAAGTCCGCGTGTCCTTCATCGCCGCCGAGGGTGACTTCGCCACCGGCGCCGCCGACGCCGTCTTGCCCGACGCCCGCGCCGATACCGTGGCGCAAAGCGAGCTGCCCCTGCTGATGACCCGCGCCGACGCCAAAGCCGCGGCCGAGCGCTGGCTAGCGGAATCGCGCCTTGCCCGCGAAACGGCAACCCTCGCGCTGCCCCCGTCACGCGGCTGGCTGCAGGTCGGCGACGTGCTGCGCGTGGCCGATATGGATCTGCGCATCGACCAAATGGAACGCGGCCACCATCTGGCCGTCACCGCCACCCGCGTTTCGGACACGCTTTATCAGCGGCACGACGTGCTGGCCGACATCGAACAACCCGCCGCCTACGCGCCGCCCATGCCCGTCGCAGCGACATTCCTCGACCTGCCATCCGAGGACGGCGTGGCCGCCCATATCGCGCTGACATCCGCGACCTGGCCCGGCGAGGTCGTCGTCCAAAGCGCCGCCGCTGGCGCAACCCCCGCCACGGTCGCCCGCGTCGGCAGCCCCAGCGTCGTTGGCGAAACGCTGACCCCGCTGCCCGCCGCCCGTGCAGGGGTGCTCGACCGTGGCCCTGCGCTGCGCGTCAAACTCATCTCGGGCGACCTTGGCGGGGCCAGCCTTGCCGCGCTGCTGGATGGCGCGAACCTTGCCGCGCTGGGCGATGGCGAAAGCGATGTGTGGGAAGTGTTCCAGTTCGCCGGGGCCGAGCTGGTCGGCCCGCAGGAATACGCCCTGACTCTGCGCCTGCGCGGCCAAGGCGGCACCGATGGCATCATGCCCCCCGTCTGGCCGGTAGGCACGCGGTTCATCTTGCTGGATCAACACGTTGCATCGCTGCCCGCGCCCCCGCGCGGTGTCGCGCGCGACTGGCTGTGGGGCCCCGCACAGCGCCCGACGACCGACCGCACATGGCGCAGCGCAACACGCGCCTTTGCGGGCATCGCCTTGCGCCCCTATGCGCCGTGCCACCTGCGCAGCACGCGCAGCGGCGGTGATGTGACGCTGGGCTGGCAGCGCCGTACGCGCAGCGGCGGCGACAGTTGGGACGGCCTCGACGTGCCGCTGGCCGAGGATGCCGAAGCCTACCGCCTGCGTCTGTTGCAAGGCGGCAGCGTGCTGCGCGATGTGGTCGTGGGCAGCCCGGCCTTCACCTATACCGCCGCGATGCGGACCGCCGATGCCGCATCCGGCCCCATTACGGTCGAGGTTGCGCAACTGTCGCAGGCCTATGGTGCCGGCCCCGCGCTGGTCGTGGATCTGGCGCTGTGA